CACAACAGCAACAGCAGTTGCATCTTATGCTTCATCACAAGGTGGTATTGTTACTGGAATAACAGTTACCAATGGTGGTTCTGGATATACAGCTGCACCAACTATAACGATAGCACCACCATCATCTGGAACCGCAGCAACTGCAACTGGAGTAATCTCAACACAATTAGCCCCAACTGGCCTGCGCCTAATCAAATCATTCACAAATCGTCTATTCGCAGTAGGCACAGGTGAAAATCGAAATACTCTTTACGCCTCTGACATTCTCGATCCAGAGATCTGGAAGACAACCAATTCGATCATTGTTGGTGGCGACGATGGCGAAGACATTATTGCAATCCAGCCTTTCTACGGCTTCCAAATCATCGTGTTTAAAAGGAACAAGATCTACCTGGTTGATGTTACCCCAAGCACGACTTTTACATCAGGAACAAGTTTGTTGTCGCTTGTCAATAGTGCAGCAGAGTGGACTGTTCAGACAATTTCGAATAGGATCGGTTGTATCGCGGGAAGGTCAGTTGCCCTTGTAAACAAGGATGTGTTTTTCTTGGCGAATGACGGCATACGATCAATCTCAAGGTCTTTGGCGGATGATTTCTCGACAGTTGGACTCACAATAAGCGAGCCAGTTAAGGACATCATCGCAAGGATCAATAGAAGCTTTGTTGATACTTGCAATGCGACATTCCATAATAATCGATACCTTCTTGCTATACCCCTAGATTCAGCAACAAATCCAAGCCACATATTGGTGTACAACTCAATTTTCAATTGCTTTGAGGGCTTGTGGGAGATCGCAGCAGCAAGGATGGTTGAGACAAGCTTCAGTTCTGGATTCACTACAAATACAATAAAGCTTTGCATAGGCACAACCAACTCAAGGGTTGGCCACCTTACGGATTACAAGGATTCAGATTCAGTCGACATCAATACAGGGTTCCAAGACTTTGGTGCTGGCTATACGAGCAGGGTGGTCACAAAAGCATATGAATTCGATGATCGCTTTGCACTTAAGTATGGATCGCACTACGAAGTTGAATTTTTCAATTCTGGATCTACCAACGCAACGATAAGCATTCGCAGGGATACGGATGGTAACGACATTACTCTTGGCACGAATGTTGACACAACCTCGCCTGACAGCTTGACGCTCCCATTTACGCTCCCAGCCACACTAAGTGCGAAGGTTGTCAAGCGTAGGGCGGATAGTCTTAGGTCATATGAGAAGTGGCGCAATATAAAGATGAAGGTTGAAGCTGCCAGCAGGAAGCTTTCCATTCGCGGAATCATTGTGGCTGCAAATCCAGATACAATTCAGATTCAGCAAAACATATGACCCAGATAGAATTTCTTGAGCAAAGCGGTGTACCTGAAGCAAATTGGACAACTTTTAATGAATGGGTGGCATGGTTTGATAGGCAAGGACTTATGGGTACATTAAGGGATAAAAATGGAGAAATTTTGGGTGTTGCATTAGCAAGGTGCATTCCAAATGGGATACATCCAGATCATTACATTCACGACGAGAATGGCGAGAATGTATTTGTTGACTTGTGTGCTACTAGTGGTATTAGAAATGCTGAGTCGGTAGCCCCACTCAAAGGCTTGCTATTGATCCTGTTGGATCGATTTGGACCACGCAAGCGCATAACTTTTCAACGTTCAGGAAAACCAAAGGAGTACGATTACAATACATTTATGAAAAAGGCATTGAACTAATATGGGCGGATCACCATCAATTCCATCACCGCCCCCTCCTCCAGACCCTAATGCGGTGGCGCAGGCTAATGCCGAAATGTATCGCAAGAACATTGACACCTATATTGAAAAATCTCCCGCTATGGCCGAGCTTGAAAACAAGCTTCGCATGCAATACATGCCACAGCAGAGAGAGCTTGAGAGGCAGCTATCTGCCCTAGACCAAGCCTCTTCAGTCAAATCGAACCTTGAGCTGGAACGCCAGTACGGCGCACAGCGCACCTTGGAATCGCTTCGCAGGCAGTACGAGTACTCGCCAGAAGCGTTTGCCTTGAACAAGGGTCTTGGCAGGCAAATTACAAAACAATTTTCACAACTTTACGGAGAAAACCCATTTGAATCAGTGCAACCAGATGTTGCATTTTCTCGCGGGGCACCCCCTGTTGACTATTATTCGACTATTGGAACAAATATTTCCAACCCAAGATTGCAAGGATAATTTATGTCGAAATATAAAGAAATGCTACAAGCCAAATTGGGAAAAAGCAATGCTCCAGCACCCGCAACTACACCTGCTCCTGTGGCAATTCCTATAGACCCCAATATAGCATTATTAGAAAAGGCACGACAAGAAGAAAATTATATTTCTTTAGCATCGCAAATTCAGAAATTGACCGAGCGATCACCGCAAGATTTGAACAAGGAATTAAGCCAACTTTCTTCTTTTCAAAATTATGGTGGAAAGCTGAATTATCAAATTTCAGACGAGCAAATTATAAACGATTACAACACGTCGAACCTATCAAGGTTAAATTCTATTGTTGAAAGAGGGAATGCACAGATTGTTGGCATTCAGCAGCGATTAGATCCAGCTCAAAAACTTCTAAATCAACTTCCATCTCAAGATCCTCGTCGCGCAGCAAGCCAGGCTTATATTGATAATCTAAAGTCAGATTTAGCAAGTGTTCAAAGTGCTGTTGCTAGCGCAACACAACAAGTAAAAAATTTTAAGCCAGCTGTTGCCACGGCACCAGAGGCAGTAAAACAAGTAACCGCTTTGCGGGAATACTTGCAATTACCAGAACAACGCGCCAGCCAACAACTCCGAGAAATTGATCCAGATTCTTATCAGGCATCAATTGCTCTTGGTCAAAAATATCGCGAATTGGCATCTGCTCCAATTGGGCAAACTCAATCTCCACAGACTGAAGCCCTTAGATCTGATATTGAAAAAGCTTATAAGGATTATGCGACATCAGGATTGGGAAAAACCCTAGACGAACCAACGGAGGCGTACAGGGCGCAACTACAGAAACAAATTCAAGATTATTCAACATCAAGCATTGGCAAAACTCTGGATGCACAAACAGAGGCATATAGGGCACAACTACAGAAACAAATTCAAGATTATTCAACATCAGGCGTGGAGAAAACCCTGGACGCAGAAACTGAAGCGTACAGGGCACAATTACAGAAAAGAATTCAAGACTATTCAATGGGTGAAATTGGAGCCACAACCACCCAAGAGACTGAAGCTTTACGCAGACAAGTTGAGGGTGAGGCAGCTGCCCAACTTGCACTTGGGTCTACCCTTGGTGCAGAGGAGCAAAGGCAATACCAACAGGCTGCTCGTGCAGCACAGACAGCTCGTGGAAATATTTTTGGTGTCGCACCAGCTGTTGAAGAGGCCGTAACAACTGGAGCTGCTGGAGAGCAGCGCAGACTTGCTCGCTATGGTGCAGCCAGTCAGTTTCTATCATCTGGACAAACAACATCTGATGCGCTTGCTAGGGATGTTCAGCTTCGTGCTGCCCTACAGCAAGGAAGATATCAAACTGGAGGGGAATTGCTTGCGTCTGGCCAAACAGTATCAGACGCGCTTGCAAGAGATGCCCAACTTCGCAATGTCCTGCAACAATCAAAATATCAAACTGGAAGAGAAATGCTTGAATCTGGTCAGACAGTATCAGATGTTCTTGCTAGGGATACGCAGCTCCGCGATGCCTTGCAGCAAGCAAGATATCAAGCTGGAGGAGCAATGCTTGCGTCTGGTCAGACAGTATCAGACGTACTTGGCAGGGATCTTCAACTCCGCAATGCACTTCAACAGTCAAAACTTGGTGCTGGAGGTCAATTTTTATCATCTGGACAAACAAGTGGTGACGCACTACAGCGCGATATTACACTCCGCGATGCGCTGTTGCAAAACAGGCTTGGTGCAGCTTCTGGATTTCTTGCGAGTGGTCCATCTGTTTATAATCTTAGCAATGCAAGGACAGGGCAGCAGAACGCAGCGTTCCAGAATTACATTCAGGCAAATCAAGCACTCCCTGGTAACTTTGGCCAAGGCGCAAGCACTGCAGCGAACTTCTATCAGACAACCAATCCAGATGCGCCTCTTGCGCTTCAGCAGGCTGCTGTATCGCTGTATAACGGCTTGCTTGGATATCAGGCCAGCACATATGGCAATATGCTCCAAGCACAAAGCCAACAACCATCTACAGCTGCGCAATTCGCACAGATCGCTGGTGGCATTGGGAATATTGCAACCCCAATAACTAGCGGATTTAAATCATACACCCTAGGCGGAGTGAAATAAATACAACATGGCCGACTTAGTTCAATTCGGACCATTTACTGTTTACAAAAGCCCAGCCTACGAAGAGGCTGTAAAACAACAGCAGCTTGATGCAGCCACCGAGCGAGAATATAATAAAGCAAGGCTTGATCTAACTCGCAATGCACTTGAGGAAGCTATCCGCAAGCAAGAATATGAAAAGAGTCCAGAAGGTCAGGCTGCATTAAGGACTGAACTTGAAAAAGCAAATCTTGCTGTTGAGAATGCAAGACTTGATAAGGTCAAGAAAGAGCTTGAGCAATTAAAGGCATCCCCTGAGTACGCGCCACTAGAAGCAGCTCGCTTGGGCGGAGTTCAAGAGGAGTTAAAGAATAATTTGGAAACACAGCAGGGATTGTTGTCTGATGTGCAAAACCGAATAGCAAACTTAAAATCAGCATCTGCTCCGCTTCCGTCAAACGTTGCTGGTCCGACAATGGAAAGAGACATGGCAACTCGCATGATGCGTCCAGCTCTCGACGTTGAGGCAGCGATGCAACAAAGGATTCCTGGTACGACTGCTGCCCTTGGAGCGACAAACAAGCAACTTGGCGAACTTGTTGGAACAATGCCAGTCCCTGAAAATCTTGGTGGCGGAACTTTTCCAGCGACCTCTGACATCGCCTCTATCTATAAAGAAAGATTTGAAAAGCTTGTTCCAATGAAGGCGCAGGGTATTGCATATATCAACTCCCTCCAGCCTGGTTCTCCAGAACGTATTGCAGCGGAACAGACGCTTGGCAAGATGACAGGATATGAAGAAGCGCAGCTAAGGAAGGCTACTGAAAATGCGCTCAAGATCCCTGGTCTAGAAGGAATAGCGACGAGTGAAAAGGGTGCAAGGGACATAAGGGAGAGACTCCCAGAATTTGTTTCTGCGGTAGGATCTATTGATGAACTCGTGAAGATTGGTGAAGATGCTAGGGGCGCAGTTATTGATAGGCCAAGATTGATTGCTAGAGCGGACGCGATCCGCACGGCCCTTTTCGGCCAAATGCGACTTGCCTTGGGCGGACCTGGAACTCAGACAGAGCAGGACGTTGAAAGATTGAAACAAGCCATTCCAGACACAACTTCAATTCTTGCATATGCTGCAAATGATAGGCTTGCAGAGCTGAAGAAGGTTTTAGCTAGAAAAATTGCTGCTGATGCGCGCGCGAATGGTTACCAAGTCAAATCGATTCAATCCATTATTGACGCAAACTCAGCTCCTTCCGATCTTGATACTTTTGGCGTTCGCAAGAATGTTGCGCCAGCAAATGCAATGGGTGGAGCTGGTGGGCAACAAAACTTTGCAAGCGAGGCACAGGCTAGGGCTGCTGGATTCCGTGATGGTGACTCTGTTATGATACAAGGCAAAACAGGAATATTAACTCCACTAACTCCTTAATTTATGGGATTCATTCCAGACGAGCAACAGGTCGAACTGACTGCGCAAAAACAGCAGGGAGAAGATGTAGTCACGCCAAGTAGAAGCATTCCAGAATTTCTTAAAAGAGAGGCTGGTCTAATTGCGCGCGAAGCGATTACGCCTGCAACTGTTGGTGGTGCTGTAGCAGGAATAGCAGGCGCACCATTTGAGGTTGCTGCCCCTGCTGCTCGCGTTGGCGCATCAGGAGCATTCCTGGCAGATATTGGCGCAAAGGTTTATAACTCGCTAGTGGCGCAGGGGGATGAGAAAAAGAAAGTGCCAGAACTCAGCGCAGTACTTGAGGATATCAAGAATCAGATTGGACTGCCCAAACCAGAGACTCCTTTCGAAAGGATTCAATCCAAGGTTGTTGGGACTACGGCGGAAATGGTTCCGTTGCTTGCTGGTGGCCAGCTAATGGCTGGCGCACAGAATCTGCCCAAGGTCGCAAAGGTCGGTGAATTTATCGCTGCATCACCTAGAATACAGGCTGCTGCTGGTGCAGTAGGATCTGCGCTTTCGTCTACCGCCAAAGAGATGGGGATGAAGGACGAGCTTGGACAATCTTTAGTTGGATTGGCTGGAAGCTTGGCAACTCCATCATTGGCTCGCATGGGGCAGGTTGTGTCGACTGCAAGAAATTTGGGTATTACTGGTCCAGCAGCTCTTGCTTCTGGCATTGCTGGAGTTACTGAGTTTTCAAAGAACCTTGCATTAAATGCTCTTAGGGGATTTAAGGGTAAAGAAGAGATTGCTAAAAATGTTGCACTTTATGAGAGGGCTGGGACAACCCCCACGCTCGCACAGGCTGTTGAGGCCCCACTCATGCAGGCTGTTGAAACAACAGTTGGAAGATTCCCAACTGGGATGGCAACGATGCGCAAAAAGGGTTTTGCCCAACAAGCTGAAGTTGGAAGAAAAGTTGACGAACTTCGCGCACAAATTTCAAATGTGACCGAACCAGTTGAGGCTGGCAGGGCAGTTCAAAAAGGATTTACCGATGTATTCGTACCTCGTGCAAGGCAGGCCCAAAAGAATCTTTATGGTGCTTTTGATGCCTACATGCCAGAGCGCATGCCAGTAGATTCGGACAATACAGAAAAAGTATTGAATGAAATGGTCAACAGAATATCCAACGCAGCTCCCTCTCTTCAGAAAGAGTTTGCGAACACAAAGCTATCAGCAGTTTTGAATGGAATATATGAGACACGGCAGATAAATCCGCAGGGCAAGATTCCATACAATGTGCTGAAGGACTTAAGGACATCTGTAGGAGAGAAGCTTGCCTCAGTTGATTTAACTCCAGACGTTACGAAGGTACAGTACCAAAGGTTTTATGGTGCGATAACGAAGGATATGGAGGCAGCAGCAGCCAAGCAGGGGCCAGAAGCTTTGGCGAGGTTTAGGGCTGCAAATGAATTCACCAGGAAATTCCACGAAACAATGGATAACGTCCAAGGCTTGATCATGGATAAGAATCCAGAAGATGTATATCAGGCAATTATTAGTGGCTCAAAAAATGGTCCGACAAGACTTAAAGAAATTTTTGATGTTGTTCCTCCTGATGCAAGGAAAGCGGTTTCATCCGCATTCATCGCAAAAATGGGGAGGGCTGTTCCTGGCCTGCAAGATGAAACAGGCGATGTTT